ACCGGGTTGAGCTGCTCGTGTTCGCGGATCTCGTTGATCGTGATCGCCCCCATGCCGAACATCGTACGGTAATAGCCGGCCCGGGCCGCAGAGTCGCCGCGCGCCAACTGATCGAAGTTGAACTCGACGAACAGCTCGCCGTCCGGATAGAAGGCCGCGTTGATCTCGTTCTCGATGCGGATCATCCACGGCGTGAGCGTGTAGCGGACGTAGTCCAGGCCGAGCTGCTCGACGTTGCTCCAGGTGGCCCGCTCGGTGTCATTGAGCCGGTGCAGCGGAACGCCGAACCAGCCGGCGATCTCGGCCCGCTGGAATTTGCGGGTCTCCAGAAACTGGGCGTCGTTCGGGTTGATCCCGGTGCTCTGCCACTTCAGCCCGCGGTCGAGGACGGCGAAGCGGTTGGCGTTGTCGCCGGAGTGGTTCTTCTGGAAGCTTTGCCGAAGCGCCTCGAAATCGTCGTCGGAGAGGACGCCGGGATATTCGAGTACCCCCTTGGGCGTGGCGCCGTTCCTGAAAAGCGAGGCGCCGTAGTTTTCCGCGCCGATCGCCAGTCCTAGGCTGTTGCGGATTACGCTCAGTGGAGCCAGGCCAACGATGCCGTCTTCGCTGTAGCCGCGGAGGTGCAGGACGCGGTCGCCGGTGACCACCGCCGGCGGGCGGCCGTCGCTGGGCGTGTAGCGGTAGACGACCTGATCCCGAAAGAGGCCGACCGGCTCGATCGTGGTCGGGTCGATCGGCACCAGGGCGGTGGGCCGGTTTCCCACGGCGCCGCGCACGATCTCGCAGTAGGCGTTGCCGCGGGTCAGGACGTGGCCCATCAGCGTCTCGACCCAGCGCTGCCGGGTCATGTACGGCGTGGGCTTCAGGGCCCAGAGCGGCCAGTCCGGGTGGCCCACGGCCGGCTCGTTGCCGCCGTCGGGCCGGCGGCGCTTCAGCCGCAGGTCGAGGGCCGCTAAGTCGCCGGCGATCACCGAGACGCAGCGGGCGAAGACGGTAAACGCCATGGCCGTGCGGTGGTTGACCGGCACGCCGGAGGTCGAATCGGCGGTGAGCCAGTATCGGCGATCGGCGATCCGCTGGGTAAGATAGCTGTACGCCGAGCGGAGGGCTCGGACCGGATTGAGGCTGGCAAGTTTCATGGATCTTGATGCGGCTTACCCAGCACGCGGAGCGTGCTTCGGCGCCGACTTGGTTGGAGGACTACAACGATCGGATCCCGCCGGTGCGGGCGAATGATGGAGTGTCCTTGGCGGCGATGGCCATGCCGCAGGCCATCACGGTGGCCACGGCTAAGTCGATCTTCTCGGCACTCTTCTCTTTGTCGAACTTGAGGTTTCCCGCCGGGTCGCTCTTGGTGACTACGTTGCTGACGCACCAGGCCAGGGGGCGGTGGTTGCCGTGCCGGAGTTTCTTATCCAGGAGCAGACGGGTGGTCTGCTTGATCGGGTCGTTCATCGACAAGAAGCCCTGCCGGTGTTCATACACTTCGAAATGGTCCTGCTCGGCCAGCAGGGTGCAGAGGTAGCGAGCATTGTGCGGATCGAGGCCGATCTGGCGGACGTCCCAGCGCCACTGGTCGCGGGCCTGTCTGAGCAGGTGACGGATGGCCTCGTAGTCGACGGAGTTTCCCTCGGTGATCTCCAGTTGGTTGGCGTCTTCCCACAGAAGATAAGGCGCGTGGCGGGAGGCGGCTTTTTCGGTGGCCGTCTCGCGCGGACACCAGGCGAACGGAAATAGATCGAGGCCGCCGGCGTCGTTCTTAAACGCGAACACCACGGCCGTTAAGTCGCTGACCGCGGAAAGGTCGCCGGCCAGCCAGCATGGCTTGTCGCGGTACCGCTCGCGGACCTCGGGTAGCAGTCCCTCAGGGCCGTACCAGGTTTCCTCCCCGGCGTTCGCTTCCCACAGACCGGCCGGCAACCAGTCGGCCAGGGTAGAGATCCACTGGTTTAAATGCTTCCGCCGAAAGTTGGGGGCGGCCGAGGGGGTTTCGACGGCCTTCTTGCACTTGTTCGTAAGGTCTTCCAGGCTTTGGGACACCCCGAGATTTGGGTTGGCCTTGGGCCAGTTGGCCGGGTCGGTCCAGTCGTCGGCCGCTGCGACCTCGCGGCCGCGGGCGTCGTAGCGCGCATCATCAAGCGCGTAGACCGCCGCGAACCATGTGGGGTCCTGGTGGTGTTTGTCGAGGATTTTTTGGGAGTAGCTCCGCAGCTCCCAGCAAATCGTCTGGCGGTTGTTGCCGTCGCCGGCGGTGGTGATGGCGATCAGCAGCGGCTGGTGGCGGGCTCCGGTGGCCGTTTCGAGCACATCCCACATCTCGCGCGAGCGGTGGGCGTGCAGCTCGTCGACGAGCGCGCCGTGGACGTTCAGGCCGTCCTCGGTCCCGCCGTCGGCTCCCAGCGGGCGGTAGGTGCTGTTGGTGGCTTGGCAGTAGATGGCGTCGCGGTTGATCTCGACCAGCTTTTTCAGTCCCGGGCTCGATCGAGCCATCCGCTTGCTTTCCTCGTGCACGATGCGGGCCTGGGCCAGCTTCGTGGCGGCCGTGTAGACCTCGGCTCCTTGCTCGTTGTCGGCGACAAAGAGCTTGTGACCGAGAGCGGCGACCAGCGTGCTTTTGCCATTCTTGCGGGCGACCTCGACGTAGGCCGTGCGGAACCGGCGGGCGCCGGTCGTGCGGTGGCGCCAACCGAACAAAGAGCCGACGAGGAAACACTGCCAGGGTGCGAGTCGCAAACGCTGGCCGGCCCACTCTCCCTTGCTGTGGCGCAGGCACTCGGCAAAGTCGATGGCGAAGGTGGCTTCCTCGGCGTCGAAGATGTAGGGCCAGGCGGTCCGCAGCTTGGTGGTCTTGGCCGCGGCGGTTCGAGCCAGGTCGTCGAGGTGGCGCTCGACGGCGCAATGGATCAGCCGGCCGACCACCACGCGGCCGGCGAGCACGTCGCGGACGTAGTCGTTTATTCGCGGGACTCGACAGGTGCGGAAACGAGGGGCCATCAGTTCTTGGTCGGCTTGTCGTAGCGCTTGCGAATGAGCGCGAGCAAGTCGTCTTCCTTATCTTGACTGCCGAGCTGTAAGCCGGCGCGGGCGGAGGGAGTCATGCCGAACTCCCGCAGGAGCTTGACGATTTGCTCCCACTTTCGGTTGGCCACTCCGACGGCGGGATGTTGAATGACGTTGCCGGCGTCCGTGACGCTGACAAAATGCTGGCCGGTCTGGGCGGCGGCGGACTCGACGACCTCGCAAGCGAGGAGGTACTCAGAGAGCGAGCGGCAGAGCAGCGCCAGCGCGGTTTGGTCGAGGCGCGTCAGCAGCTCCGCGCGCTTAAGCCACGGGGCTAACTCCGACCAAAAGCGGCGGGACGTGTCGTCGAGCCACTCGGGTTCCGGCGGGATCTCGGCCGGGGCGTCGGGCTCGCCGCGACGGCGATCAGCGCGGTACGTGCCGGCGCGCTTCTGGGCGGCGGAGGGTGTTGGACGAGGTCCGCGTTTGCCCATAGAGCTTCCATGCCACGGGTGTACGGCTATTCAGTACCAGGGCGGCGTTTGACCCCCACCCCCAAAACTTGGCGAGAATAACGCGCGCGGAAAATGCGGTTGTCAGGCAACCGGTGAAAAGTTTTGCACCCCCCCTCCCCCCGGGCAGGCGGGAGGTGGAACGGCTCGGTCGGCCTCCGGCTGGATTTCGTTGTGGCAACGCAGGCACACCGCCTGCAGGTTGTTCCACTCGTCGCGGCCGCCGCAGTCCAGAGGCTTGACGTGATGCACGTGCTGGCTCGGCTCTTCGCCGCACACCTCACACACCGGCGCCGCCGCTCGTTTCGCGGCCGACAACCGTCGCCAGCGTCGCGTGTCGTAGTGTCGCGGGGTGCTTGCTGTTGGCAACGCCCGCAGCTGTGTTGCCTTAATCGACGGTGGCCTAGTCGGCATCGGTGCTTTCCTATGGTCGCCTGGCCTGGTCTAGCCGGAGCACTTGCGGCTCGGCCTCATCCTGCTCGCCTTCGTCTCGCACGACGGGATTGTCTTGCCGTGTCGGCCCAGCAGCCACATCCGATTGGCCGGCCAGGTCACCGCCGGACAAAGCCGCCAACACACGGCGCATTGCTGACAACAAATTGGCGACGCCACGGTAGATCACCGCTCGGCTGGCCAGCCCAGAGCCGTACAGAACCAGCATCCCCGCGCCGATCGTAAGCCACTGAAGAACTTCGTTCATCGCCGTCGCTCCTGATCACCTTAACGCCGAGTTGCCGCCGCGGTCGTATTACGATCGACGCGCGCCTCCAGCCGCTCGATCCGCCTCTCCGCCGCGTGCATCCGCGCCGACATGGCCCCGGCCCAGTAGATCGCTCCGCCGGTCTGCACGCCCAGAGTCAGCAGCACGGCCACGATTCCGCTCCACAGGTGCTTGAGGATCCCGTTGCGTTCGCAGTTGCTCATTGCCCGCTGCCCTCGTCAACCGCCAACCTGCGCGGAACCTCGATCAGCCGGCCGTCGGAATCGTAAAATCGCACCTCATACTCCGAGTCGATCGGCCCGGCAGCCGGTTCGTAGTGGCCGGATTCATTCGGCCCGATCCGCTCGACCACCGGGGCCACGGCCGACGCCGACGGTGCTCGCATAGCCATCGCCCCCAGCCCGCCGGCCCCCAGCAGACTGGCCGCGATCACGGCCAGCTCTTTCCACCCCAGGCCCTGATAGGTGCGATTGCCAACGTTTTGCATCCCATCGTCCTCCGGGATGTCCAGCGCGCGATGGGTGAATTGGCGATTCAGTTTGTCCCGCCATTCGAGGTTCCGCAGGTAATGGGTCGCCACGTACTGGCGGTCAATCCCCGGCCCCGGTGTCCCCGTCCCCGAGGAAGTTTCGGAGCCATTCGTCGGCGCGGCGTTCATCGGCCTGAGTCTCCTCCAGGAATTCGTTGACCTGCCTGGCGGCGTCAAGTTGCTGAAGCGCGGCCACCCGATCCACGTCCGCCCGCGTAATCGGGTCGCCCGCTTCAAGCTTTTCCGTCAAAATGGCCAGCCGGTCTTTCATGGTGCTTGCTCAGCAGACCTTGCGGTCTGCTTCGGCGCACGTTCGTAGCACGTTCGTAGCACGTTCGTAGCACGTTCGTAGTGACCGGATTCATCCGGTCTTGGTACGACGGGCCTCCAAGCCCGTCGCCCAACGTTTCTACGCGGCCTTTGCGATTCCGGCCAGGATGGCCTCGGCCACCATGTCGTGCCGCGCCGCGGCCCGCTCGAACGAGTCGGCCCGCCGGCTGGCCGTCTCCGCGTAGTTGCGGGCGTAGCACGCATTGAGGTTCACGTCGGTCGGCGTGTCGTTGGCCTGCGTGTGCTGCGCCTGCCGAGTGTCGTCGGCGTTCTCAGCCGCCCCGAAGCCTTGCGAATGCACTGGGGTGTTGTCCTGCTCGCGCATCTCAGTTCTTCTCCTTGGGTACGATGTCGAAATAGATCGGGCCTTGGCGTACCCCTTCCTCCAGGGCCTTCACACGTGTCTGCAATTCCCGGAGCAACTCCGGGTCGGCATCCTTGCCGTCTTGTCCGTCTTTTCCGTCTTTGCCGTCCTTGCCCGGCGGGCCGCGAAGCTTCGCCAACTGCTCGGCGCCGAGGGCCGCCCGCAACTCGCCCGACGCGCGTAGATCGGCCAGTACGGCCGCCCGCAATTCGGCCAGCTGCTCGGCCGACACAGTAAGCGGATCCTTTCCCGCCGACTCCACCTGGCTGCGCAACGCCGAGATCTCGGCCCGAAAGGATTTCAGCTCCACATCCACCTGGCCGACGTGCTCGGCCAACACACCCACCGCCTGGCTGAGCTGGTCGACGTGCCGCCGATGTTCGGTCGACAGCGACCCCGCATTTGCCGACACGCTGCACGACTCGCTGAGGGCCGCCAGCTCGCTTTGCAACCGCCCCAGCCGGCTTTCCAAAACGCGAAAATTGGCGTTAAACGTTTCGACGACCGAACCGCGAAGTTCGGCCGACCCGCCGCCGTAGATCGACGCCGTCGATCCCGAAAGGTTGGACTGGGAAAGCGAATCGATCGAAAAGATCCCAGGCGGCTGGCATCCCGCCGGGCTGCAAGTTTCGGGCTGGCCGGGCCACTCCCCGCCGGCCACCCCCGCCAGCAGCAACAGACCCGCCAGGCCGGTAACAATCGCCCGTAGCATATTTCTGCACATCCTTATGCGTGAAACACGAGCGGATCCCCGTGCGCCGAAGCGGCCGCCAAGGCCGCTGAGTAAGCACCAACAAAAGGCGGCCCGGCGGGAGGTCGCGCCGGGCCGCCGGCACGTGCTAAGCCGCATCCTTGCGGCCGTTTTCTTGAGCGGGGCTTTTTTGGAACTGCGTATGGCGTGCGTGCCGGGCCGCCCGCTGCCGGCACAGCCGGCAGGGAGGCTCGACCATGCCGCCGCAGGTCAGGCAGCGGACCGAACGCCGGTGGCGGCCGGGCGCTTTGCGCTGCACGGAACTTTTACTGATTTGGCCGCGTAAGGCGGCGGCCACCTCCCGGCACGTTTTGCCACGCCGGCGCAGCCGGCGGGCCGCGGAGACGATCTGCTCAGGCAGCATTCGTTGCGGGCCTCCCGGTCTCAGTCCCGGCCACCCTGGGTATCTGCATAGGATAACGCCGGTCTGGGACATTAGGAACAGCCTTTTTGCCGCCTCGATCTTAGGGGTGCAGGAACGGACTT